TCCCGGAGCACCGGCCCGCCGCTCGCGAAGTGCGGCAACGTCGCCCCGAGGCTGAACGTGTTCCGGAATTTCGAGGACTCCGCCAGCACCTGATTGATGCCCGGCCCCCGCTGTCCGCTGTGCATCTGGGACGTATCCACGCCGCCCGCGGCATTGATCGCATCCTGCGCCAGCGCCGTTTTGAGTTCCTTCGCGAGAAAGGCTTCGTTGAACGCGATGGCCTGCGCCGTCGCATCGCGCAGGGCTTTGGTCTTCGCTTCGATCGACGCCATCGCCCGCGCATCGAGTGCCGCTTGGTTCGCCGACGCCGTGGTGATGAAGTCGTTCAGCACCTTCGCCATCGCGAGTTCTTCGGACATCGCGGTCGCCACGGCTTTCACCTGGGTCGCGGTCAACGCGTACGCCTGCGCGAGCGTGCCCTGGGACACCCCGGCTTGCAGGTAGAACTTCACCGCCTCGACGACGGTGCCGTTCATCCCCTCGAGCGTCTTCGCCCAGTTGCCCCCGGCGGAATTGAGTTCCGCCATGATCAGCCCCCAGCGCTCGGCTTCGATGTTGAGTTTCTTCTGTTCCTCCGCGTTGAGTTTCATCTGCGCGGCGTCGGCCGCGAAGGTGCCCAGCCGCGTCTTTTGCCACGCGTCGTTGAATTTCAGCGCCTCCGTGTAGGTGATGGTCGCCGCGGCCCCGCGTTCAATGGCGCGGGTCACCACGTCCTGTTGCGCGCTCACGGTGGTGCCCGTGAGATCGCCCCAGCCCATCATCTTGGCCGTGGCATTGCCGATGACTTTGTCGAGCTCGAAGAACTCCGAGATCAGGCGCCCGAGTTTCCACCCGCCGAGCGCGGCGCCCGCGGCCAGTCCAGCGGTCGCGACGAGGCCGAGCTGCGTGAAGGTTTTGCCCGATGCGTCCGCGAGGTCGGTCAACCCGCGAACTTCGGTGCCGATGTTGACGCCCATCGAGGCCAAGACACCGTCGAAACTCGTCAGCGCCGTGCGGAGGTTGTGGACCTTCGGTGCGGTGCGATCGGACGCCGTGCCGACGTCGGTGAACGTGGTCCCGAGTTTGACGCCGCCGCTGTCGAGGCTTTTGAGCGCAGCATCGGCCGTCTTCGTGGAGGCCACGAATTGATCGAAGTTCGCGAGGAAGGTCGCGGAGATGCTTATGGCTCGGTCTCCTGGTCCGTCATCATCTCGACAAGGACGGCATACTCATCGACGTCAAGGGCGCGGAGTTCGGCGAGGGTAAGTCCGGCGCCGGTGCGGATGGCGAGGGCGAAGTCGGATCGGACGGCGTCTCGCCAGGCGTCGTCGTTTTTTTTTCTTCCCGCGCCGCCGTCATGGCGGTTTCGTGCGCCTCGACCGCCGCGCTGATTTCCACGTAGCGTTGCGGATCCAAGCCGTCGAGCGTCGCCGTCAGATCCTGCTCGGAGACGCCGCGAATGTTCGCCTCGAGCGACCAGTCAAGCAGATAGGCGACGATGCGACTGAGGTGGTGGTCGATGAAGTCCAGGCGCCGGACGCCGTCGTCCCCCATCCGCGAGCTGCGCTTCATATGCGCGCGGAACTCGCCCGCGGTGAGCCGTTGTTTGACGAGCAGCCATTGCCCCTCGGACAACAGCAACCGGCTCGTCTCCGGCCGCACAAACCACGACGCCCCCATGACTCGTCTCCTATCTGGCCCCGGTGATCATTTCCGGTAACTGCGCGCCCAAGGTCGCGTGCACTTCCCGCGGTCCATGCCCTTCGCTGAGATCCAACGTCTTCACCGGCCAGCGCCACTCGCCGTCCTTGTGTGGGGCAATGAACACGAGCGGGCGCTGGCGGATCTTGAACGCGTCGAAATTGACCAACGTGCCGCGCAGCGCCCACGTCCCATCGGCGTATCGAGTCAGGCTGTAGCCGTTGATGGCGCCGGCCGCGAAATAGCCCCAGTCGATCCGCCCCACCACGCCGCGAATGGGCACGGGTCGAACGCTTCCGCTCTCCAGGTTGGAGTCGGCGATCCACGCATGACCATGCGTGCCCCTCGCAATACGCCTAGTCTCCCGCATTCACTTACGGCGCGAGCAGCCAGTTGCCCGCCGCGTCCCACTTGCCGCCGCTTGAGATCGCCCCGGTGGCGCTCACATTGAGCCCGCCGTCCACATTAGCGAGCCCTTGAAAGTAGACCGTGGGATCCGCCGTGTTGGGAATCAGCCGCAACGTGACCGGGATACCGGCGAGGATTGCGGCGAAGTAGCGCGGGCCGGACGTGGCGACCGCGTTCCACCACATACCGAGATTGCCACCATACTCGGGAAGGCCCGCCCGCTTCTGTTTGTTGGTGTCACCGAACGCGGTGACGTCCACGCGCTCAGTGGACGCGTCGAGCGACCAGGAGTTGGTATCCCCCAACGTGACCAGTGTGGACCCGCCCGCCGGATCCATCTGGACTTGGCCGGTCTTGCCGTGGAGTCGTGAGTCAACTGGCATGTCTATCTCCCGTCAGTGTACGGTTCCCCAATCGCCCTAGACGCTGGTGCCGATAATCACCACGTCGTACGTCACGCCGGTGCCGCCGGCGCTGTTGGTCAGCGTGATCAAATCTCCGGTCGATGGCGTCACGGTAATCCCGGTGCCCGGCCCGAACCACGCGAAGGTGTAGCCGGGCGGGATGATGATCCCGTCGCTGATGGCCAGGAAGACCGGGACGCCCGTCGCGCCCGCCGGTCGGCTCAGATTCACGTTGTTCGTGTTGGCCGCCGCCGCTTTGATGATCAGCGCCTTCAGTTTGACGAAGGTAATCACCGCCCCGAAGGCATCCGTCAGGACGCCCGCGAGGTCGAGATCCTCCGTGGCGCTCGCGCTGAGCGTGCGGGTATCGGTGAACACCCGATCCGCCTGGTTGGCACCGGTGCCGTTAGCTAATGTGAAATTGCTGCTCAGGCTGAACGGCAGCGCCGGGGTACCGAGGTCAGAGACGCCGGTATGGATACCGCTTACGCTGAAGTTGAGCGTCGAGGTCAGGGCCATGTGATGTCCTTTACTACTCGGTTACACCGGCGACATGAGCAGCCGGTAATTCCCCCCGCGGCGATACCAGCGGATCGAGGTATCCGCGTCGTCGACTTCCACCAACCGGATCCGCGACTCGCGGTGCGTCGTCATCCAGGCATACCCGCTCACCGTGAGCGGTTGATCTTCCAAGAGGGCTTCAATCCGCACTTCCGCGGCGCGGGCGATGGCGTTGGCGGTCGCCACGTCCGACCGGATCCGTGCTTCCACCTGGTAGAGCGCGTCCTCAAACGCCCGCCCGCCGAATTTCTGCGCGTCCGCCTGATCGGCCAGGGACACGATCACGAACGATGTCATCCCGGCCGGCGCTTCATCCATATAGGCCCCGTTGGGACAGAGGGTGAGCAAGGCCGAATCCGATCCCAGCTTCGTGACGAGCGCGTTGTCGATCGCAGAAGAATCAGCCATGACTCGCTGTACAATGAGCGAGGCGCGACGGTGCTGAAACACCGGCCGCGCCTCTGGCCAACGCGACCCCAAGGAGGTCGAGATGGTTGCCGACAACCCTACCAAACTTTGCGAACACTGCGGCGGGCCAGGCGTTCGGCCTGGACGTCGCTGCTGTTCCAATCCCTGTCGTTACGCAGCTCGCCAACGTGACCCGGCCAAACGCTTCTGGCAAAGAGTCGAGAAGACCGACGGCTGTTGGTTGTGGCGTGGGGCTCGGAGTACATGGGGCTACGGGAAGTTCAGCTTCCGTGGTGAGAGTCTCCACGCCCATCGCGTCGCGTGGGAATTGACCAACGGGCCAGTTCCCGCCGGCCTCGACGTCTGCCACCATTGCGACGTGCGCCTGTGTGTCCGGCCTGACCATCTGTTTCTCGGCACACGCGCCGACAATCTCCGCGACATGGATCAAAAAGGCCGTCGCTCGACTGGCGAGCGCCACGGGGCGGCACAGCGCGGAAAGGTCGCGCACGGCTCTGGCCATCATCATCACAAACTCACCGAAGCACAGGTGCGCCTCATCAGGACGGAATCGGCGGCGGGCGTCTCGCGGGTTGTGCTCGCGGAACGCTTTCACATTGCCGCCACGACCATCACGAAGATCGTCCGTCGCCTCGCCTGGAAGCACGTGGAATAGCGGCATTACTCCCCCGTCACTTTCACAGCTCCGCGACGAATAAGCATGTTCTTTAGATCCTCTAGAATCCGGCGCTTCGTAAAACCCACTGTCCGAGAAAAGATATGTGTGGCAGGCATCCGACCCGTCAGGTGCTTCTTGCCATTGACGGTGATGTAGTGCCTGACCTGAGTGCCACGGTCGAACAGTGAAGCCAAGGGCGACCCGCTCCGCAACACGACGCCCGTGATCATCCCGCCGCTCACGCGCAAGGGTGACAACGTGAGGCGCCGGAGCAATGTGCCCGTGAACACATGCCGCCCATAGACCCGCGCGATCGTGACGTACGCCGCGTTGACGTGCGCCTCGACCACCTTCGCCGCTTCCATGTGACAGTCTTCGGGCAAGCGCCGGAGTTCTTCCTGGAGTTCTTTGAGGCCGCGCCATTCCATCGAGCTCGCCATCAGATGCTCTGCCCCCGCGCCAACCGGATGATCAGAATCACCACGACAATCACGATCAGCAGATGAATCGCGGAGCCGCCGACCGGGACGACAAACGCGCCCGTGACCCACAGCACCAGCAAAATCACGATGATGAGTGTCAGCAAATCCATGTCAGGCCACCAGACTGTCGTCTTCGCCCAGCTCGATTGCGTCGTCGTCGTCGAGGTCGATCCCGTCCAGGCGTCTCATGCGACCACTTCCTCGGCCGTGCAGATCGTCGTGATGTTCCGCTCTTCAGGATTCGACACGCCCGTCACCGTGAGTGTCCGGCTGTTGAAGATGATCCGCGTCTTCGTGGTGATGCCAGCGTGATAGCGCCCTTCGAC